GGCCGCGCGACGCGTATCGAAGTAACCGTGTAGCACGCTTCGCTCGGTCGAATGCTTGTCGAAAGCAGACAAAAGTAAAAAAAACATGTGCAAATAAAATTATGTTGTTAACATAAATGACACATCATATCTTTACATCTCCTTCCGATTATACTGCATGTACAAACGAAAAGGTCCATGTCGTGTATGGTCAAGAATTGCGTGATGGCGTGGAGATGTCCGGGGCGTTTTGTAGGGAGACCCTGCAATCGGGCGAGTTCATATGCGCGTGGAATGGCATTCAGACAGTTGACTCAGACGAACTTGCACAACTTAGTAATGGCTATGATTTAACCAAATATGCGCTTTCGTTTCCAGGAAGAACCCCGGGAGAGATGATTTTTTCATGTGTTCGTCTTGATAAAAACGGACAACCTCCGCGACTTCCTACGCCCGATTCCAGGTATAACGCGACCGATGTTTCCTTGGCCGTCTTTTTAAATGAACCATCACCCGACAACGTTGCAAACTATAATTTTGAAACTCAACAGGTGACCATTTTGAAAAAAAGTCGTAATGCTGCCAATGTTTGCTTAAAAACACAACGTCAGCGAAACGGAGTGTTGTGTCCACTTATGTTTTCTCGACGGCTCATCGCAAAAGGTGAAGAACTTACCTGGGATTATGGTGATCTGTATGATAGACGACATTATACGTATGATGAAGAAATGAATGTACTTCACGTGAGCGACAAGGGTTATAGTGCAACCAACGCAAAGGATAATAATTGTAAAAATACATGCGATACGGTCCACTTTCAATCTGGTTTATCGATTTCAGCTTTTGATCCGGATATGTTTCTGATTGAGCACGAGCTTGATTCAATAAATCGCGAACGTATTGATTTTAGAACCAAAAAATACTTTGAACATCTCGCATCGTCTGAACTGGTGGCCTCTCCTTTGGAAAAGAAAAGAAAACGAAAAAAGCAAACTCGAATTTCACGACGTACAATTACCATTGAAAATGTACACGATCAAGAAAGACAAATCTTTATTCCGCTTCGAGACACTATAGATCGTATGGCGACCGATGTTGTGGATCGCCTTATATCATATAAAATTAAAAAACATAAAAATGTCGATATTGTTCGTGGCCAAAATATTATCAAACATATTATCTTGCCTGCGCTGACGATTAAGTATGATCTCATGTATTATATCCGAGTTGATTTCGTGCTGTCTAAACAAAAAGGTCTTGCTTTTATATCGTCAAATGAAAGTATGTGGCAGGATATTTTAAAGATGCAGCAGCGTTTCTTTGCAAATATTAAATCGATCACAGATCTACCATTGAAATTAAACACAAGTCAATTGATTGAAAAATTCAATCCAAATACATACACCGGCCTTTTCGTAAATGAACAGACACAAGAACAAGAAACAATAACCGATTGGAATGCCACTGAAATACGGGAAAAATATCCATTAACATACAGTGAAGGTACACGTTTTTTAAACCGTCTTCAGTATATACAAGAAGTTATAGCTACATACGATTACGCCTACACCTTATACCAACACGTTGTGGACTATGCCAAAACGCAACCAAATGATGATAGATGTAAGCACATCGTATCCATATTTGAGCTTTTATTACAAATGATAAGTAGGTGTGCATACGCACGAATATATACAATCGGTAGTATGAAAACAATAACAAAATGGTGTGAATGGATCCATCATAGATTATCGTCCAGTACAATAGAAGAAAACATGTCCCTTGACGAAATGTTTTCAGTTCGTGAATGGAAAACGTGTAGACAAGAGATTGAAAATATATCGATTGACGATACACAACCAGAAAATATGCAGCTATCTATTACTGCGCTAAAATCAGAGTATGTATCAATTCTGGACAAACTTATACCGATTGATATTCCTTCGACAGTCCCTGACAATATACCATTATTGTCCGACACTGTCGCGCATGCGAACGAAAGTTCAAGATCGCTTTCTTCAACTGATGAAGACCAAGACGCCGATTCAAACTCAACTTTTCTTTCCTCCAATGACGAGATCGAAGATATGGACGACCATCCACCATGGATCATTTCATCCGGCACGCAACCATGGCCGGATGAAGTCAAGTCTACACGCACACAGATTCGACCGAATCGGCAAACTTCGTTTTCTCCAGTACAAAAACGCGAAAGTATAATATTTGAAACCGTATATGGATGGGCAAGTTTGCCATATCGTCAATGTACAATGTCAATTCTTACGTATCTACACGATTTTTATAGAATATCTTCCAAGTCGAAAGTGATATTCATGGATGGTTCGAATATATTTCACATAAATCAACAATCACAACATATCGAATGGAGCAATAGCGACGGAGAAAATCTTATGCGACGTCATATTTCAGAGAATGCAATTTTGGTGATAGTGATGAAACACCAAACCTTAGAAATTGTCAAACAAAGATTACCTTTGAAACGACTTTTGCAAAATTCAAATCGCAGTGAAATATTCATTGTATCATTGCACGTGCCATTTTGTAATTCGAGGTGGCAAACAAATTGTTTACTAAAACAGAAACAAGAAAAACTCTCTCGATGTTCAATGGTTACCGACCGTAATATCACCGACTACCAACATTTATATTGTGAATATGATGATATCATTTTAAGTAATTTGGTATACACTCTCTCTCAAACATATCCGGGCCTGGATATAAAGATTCTATCACTTGACAAGAATGTGAACAAAACACGAATCGAGAGAGAAAAGTATAATGATGTAAATCTACGAGTGCAACTCAAGATATTCACCGCACGATTGTAGTGTGAGTTTCTCGGATTCGGTTGTGAAATGACCTGCTACTCGTAAACGGCCAATCTGTAGACTCGAGTCGCGCACGTCACGCTTCGGACACCAGGTGTCATCATAGCACCTGTTTCACATCGGGTTTCCAATTTTTTGTGGCCATACCGCCGGGCTCTGGTTCAACGGTTTTCGGTAGTGCATTCACGGAGAAAAAAAAGGACGAGACGGTTTTTTTTCATCAGGCGACCAATTCGGAAAAGTGCTTCATGTCTGCGTGAAACGAGTCAGAATATTGCGGGAATCTTCTGGGTACTTTTATTGAGGCGGCGGACCTGATGGTGGTAGTGGACCAAACGACCATTTCGATGTGACTCGAGATGGGATCGCTCACGCGGTCGGTCCCTTTGATGGGTTGCATCGATGGTATAATCGCGCCAAACTCATCTTCGAAGCTTGCGCAGTGCTTCATGCAGCGCAGTTTCTTGCGTGGACATGATAACTCGCGATGATGTAATCGGCTACGGTGGAGGCGCTTCGTCTTCGTCTATCGCTTGCAGCATCTCCATGAGCCGGAAGGCTTCGAGAAGGTGCGACATCGTCAACGGTGGAATGTGGTCGACAATATCCTCCACCTTAGTTGCGTCTTCAAGCTTGTCGATAAACACGGTCGATTTGTAGAGTGCCTTCATTCTTAATGCGGAAGCGCGTCTTACAGCCTCGGCGACGTCTGATCCAGAACATGTCGTTTTCAATTTCTTTGCAATTGTGCCCATATCGATATAACTGAGTGTATGTGAATTTTTATGAAGTGTTAATTTCAGAATCTCTTGCAGTTCGTCTACATTTGGATATCCAATTTCGTATGCACATGGCAATCTTCGACGTATGGCTGGATCCAAATTAGTATACGTGTTTGTGCACCCAATCACAATCACAGAGTCAGAAACTGAAGTTCCAATGCCATCAATATGTGTCAAAAGTTCAGTTTTAAAGCTATACACGCAGCTCTGGTCGGAATCGCTCCGTTTACGAATCATGCCATCAATTTCATCGAAGAATATAATACATGGTTGAATTCGTCGCGCCAAGCTAAATGTGGCAGCTAAGAGTTTACTTGACTCTCCGAAGTATTTGTTCTCAAGGTCAGCCAATGTCAACGAAATAAACGGGACATTGGCTTCGGCTGCAATTGCACGGGCAAGCATCGTCTTCCCGGTGCCGGGTGGACCGTATAACAAAATCCCACGGGATGGACTTAAGATTCGTTCTTCTGAAAAGAAAATATGTGGATATTTGAGCGGTAATAGCACATGGGTCGATATATTACATTTTATTTCTCGCAAACCACCGACTGTATCGAGACGATCTGTAATTTTTTCTGGTTTGATGATGTTCTGTGAGATTTGTGATTCGTACGAGTTCAACCCAACAATGGATGAACCATTGTTGATATACGCTGTCACCGTCGCGATAATATTTCGGATTAATAACCACACTATAGCGGTAAAAAGTGTACCAAATAAAGTCATTGCAGTTTGACGTAATTTATTCATGTGGTGTTTGAATGCTACCATGTATTAAAATTCTACAAACTAGAACGAGAAACAATACATTCATATTTGGAAGAAGTGGTATTCATGTTACACCATACTTCTGTGTCTTAGAATATGTCCGTAGCAACCCAAGTAGCTATATTCTCTAACCGGTTCAGAATATGGTACGAATTCTACCTGTAATATTCTATGACAAGATATTCTAAGACATGAGAGTGGGGTGTAGGGTCACCGGGGTCAATTACACCGTCCTTGTATATGCGCAATGTCCACCGTTGTATGCAAGACTATACTATGGTATTTGAGCTCGTCCATCGCCCACCTACCGTGGACTCGGCATGTCAGCCAGCGGAGTATCATGCTTCTAGACGCACAGGATTTCTGCGACCTACATCTTGCATGCGCTGGTGGCCTACATGTAGTCCTCGACCAACGCCATGTAAACGTAGTAAAACACTTGAACCGCTGTCAGATTGAACAACCCAGCTGCAACGTGCAACGTGGTAGACATGAACACGTTCCAGCAGGTGACAAATATGCACATGCCGGTGTACTGAACGTGTGACATGATGTTGAATGGAAAGCCGGTCACCCATAGAACATCAAGGCCGAGCTTGTGCCCGTAGAATATGCCTCGTTTGCCAAGTGCTTGGCAGGCAAAATAGTTCAGGCCTTGTCCGACAACGACAGAGGTGACGAGGCAGGTCCACTGCAATCGCGTCGCTTCTCGCGCGACGTTTGACATTGCGCTGGCGATCGTGGATGGCCACGCGTTTCCCAGAGTATAGAACCACCAGATAGGAAACGTGAACGACTGGATCCATTTATTCATGCAAAAGAGCGAATAAACCACATCGATATGCGTCTTGCCCATGACCTGCCCAAGAGGAGTCGCGCAGAAGGTCATGAAATGGTGCGTGCGAGCGTGAACCCATGTGTAGCACAGTCGTTCCATCGAAAGGACCGCTGCTGCTGTTAAAAACCCCGGCTCGCACCAGTAGCCAGACCCTAAACTGGGCGCTGTCTGCCACCAGGCTGTTACCTGCTCCCGGACGGTGGGGTCATTCTGAGTGACGCCACACCACAAGAATGGGAAGGCCACCGCAGCAATAAAGCAAATCTGCAATGGTCGGTCAGCGGAAGAATTTGCCGCGATGCGTCGCAAGTTATCCTTTGTCAACACATTCCCAGTCGAGTCGGTGGTGGCCTTACAGCCACCATGAGCACGCAAGAACCTCCCAATGGCGTTTGGCCCCATCGCGCGAACGAGTGTCAACAAGAGTGGCAGTCCCGACGACGATTTCTGTTTGTCGACGGACACTGCTTGGTGAGGCATGCGTGATGCTCTTTCGTAGATGGCTACCTTTTTAGAACAAATAATTGAGATTGGCGATGCCATACATTTAGATTGTGCACTCTTTTTTTTTGGTGACAGTGTACGCCACTCCGTCAAATTCAACTGGAATGCATGCCGAGTCCCTTTCGAATAACTGCAATTTCTGCGGAGAATGAACTAATCTGGCTGGTATACAGTATCGCGCATTTTGAGAGCATATACATATCAATAATTGCCAAACGCATGTCGCGTTCGGTTAGATTCGGATGAGACGTAAAGTATCCTATAAATCTCACAGTCGCCGGCGCTAAACGCCGCTGAAATTCATGTATACACCGAATGCGATCCGTGGCCACCCAAAAGCTGTCATTGACGTCGGTCGATCCAATTTGCCGAAGTCTGTGGTCAATGGTGTCCACGTTGGATGGACACAGCTCTACTTCTGTTGTATCATCCGTGCAACATGACAGATCGTCTGCCGAGTTGATGCGTATCTGCTTTGTGTTCCATGCACCGAAAAAGTTCCCGTCTCTAGCATCTGCAATATCACCTTGCCGTAAGTGGATGCCTTTAAGTCGAGGAGTGACAAATTTCTCACTGTACTTCTCGATTTCAATCTTGATTGACCGTACGAGCTTTGCCCAACTATAAAATCCATCTCGGTTGACGTCAGTTTCAGAAATTGTAAATGCACACGCTTCAATCAGACAAGGCAGTTCTTGTTCCAACTGCTGTAAGGAAGCGATGTATTCACACTTGTCGTTGATCACTACCTTTCGCATCGAAGTTGGTACAATAGTCGTCATCGGAATGTTACTGTATAGTTCAGACAATACCTGTGGGAAGTGGGTGTCCGTTTGCCACACAATAATACAGTCTACATTAAGTTGTCGTGCGGCTGCAAAGGCTCCCGACATTGTGCGCAGCCGGTTCCCCAGACCCCATTGTGGCCGTACGAACAGACGAGTGCGAGCGACACTCCGATGTAGAAAAGCATGCCTAAAATAAGCATACATAGATATAATAATGAAGATGAGAGAGAGTGTTATGCTTAGACGGATACATTTTTCCATTTTTAAATGAACAACATTTTTTTTCCCTGAGTTGCAGTCATTTTTTTTCTCGTGAGAGCGTTTCAAAATTCATGACAATGTTTTAAAACTGTTTTTAGAATATTTGAAGGAGTATTTACACAAATTACCCTACATCCAGCCGACGAGTTGCGTCGACATAGAATGGGGTCTTTTGTTATGTCAATCTTGGTCGTTTTTGTTCGTGGTGCACACAATTTTCGGCATACTTGAACACTCGTTCGCCTACATATGCGCGTTTCTCGTCTAATTTTGTAACATGAGCACCAAAGTGTTTGTTTGCATGTTCTTCCATTAACACCAGATTATCTACAATGTCACCAGCACCACCAGCAATATGTCGGGGAATGATATGGTCAACTTGCCAGGGCGTGTCGCCAAACAGTATATCGAGCGTTGACGGCTCGTGCTCTGCAAAATATTTACGCACTTTTGGAAGTATGGTGTCACCCGATACCGAATGTTTTAATAAGTAATGACGTAAATCGGGGTTCAGTGCACACGACCGCAGATGCTGTTCCCACATGTCGGGTCGATGATCGGGCTTCTGCGTGTCATCAACTCCAATGCTTTCATGTACTTGCAGTTCGCGAGTTAAGTCGATCATGGCTTCGGCAGCATGCTGTTTCGTTGGAAACGATCCAACATGACCTCGCTTTGAGTGGCGTACAAAATAACTATTGCCGTAGCTGGCTTTACGCACACCCAGCACACCACTCTCCGTTGCCGGTCGTAAAAGATCGAGGTTGTGCAATATTGTGCGAGTGTCAACACTAAGTCCTAGTACGGTTGTCGCGTTTTCAGCCAACGGCGAGTGGCCTTTCTTGCTAGATGCATGTGCTTCGATTGGGGATGTACATGCGTCAATCTCGACGTCAGTGAGTGTAGACATCCAATTCTTATGTCCAACAAATCCAAACAATATGATTCAAGCTTCAAGTTTCCTCTCGTCTTGATTTGTGGGTACAATTCTCACAGAAATGAATGTCGATGTATTTTTCTATTTATACATATAAATGACAGGGTGCGGTGTGCATGGAAACTCAGGCGAGCAGAAATGTAAATTACAGTGGAGAGCATATGGAGTACGGATGCTGAATGATCAAGTCATAAGTCAAAATGGTTCGTATCAACAACTCATTCCAAAATTGCTACATTATAAGCACAACGCTCAAAAAGAACCATACTGTGGAACAAAAAATACGTCGATTGAAAATGAAAGTCCGGCGCAAATGCACGAATGTACCGGACATAACATAAAACTTTATGACGATAACACCTACACCCGGAAAGCAAGTCAAGGGCGACGATGGGGATTGCTTCCTATGGTGCGAACGGAGAGTGATGTAAAAGCAATTATACTAAATGCTGAA